AGCGTCTTGGTTACCGCATTAGCATAAGAAATGGGCAATTTAGTTGACTGTGCTTGGTAAGCGAGCGTGCTCGCTGTTCGTCCATTGTAATCGGCTGCCGGCGACGCTGGTGATAAGGAGTTCTTCATAAAATATGAGTTCCTTATGGAATCTTGCAATTGGTTGCGTTTGCCGGGGCTCGTTAGGATTAGCGGTGGTTCGTAAAATGCAGATATTGTAATACCTCGTATGAGATCATCCGACATAGCTTTGAACCGAATACCCCCTCGAAATTGTCTAAATAATAAAGGTAAATAAGAAAAAAGACCGTTATTGACTGTCTGTGGCGTATTGAAAGGGGGAGTTACCGATGGTAACGTCGCGAGAAAGACACTTGCCACAGGAATTGCTATAATTGTATTTCTTTGGTCTTGTGGAATCGGATTTAAAAAAATTGTTGGTAACATCTGATATTTTTTCAAGTAGTGTAGAACACTAATTGCTTGCCGTTGTGTAGTTGTGTCGTCTCGTTTGGTCGTCGTAGAATTTGGAGCCACCAAATTCTCCTCAGCTAGATTTACATCATTCATTGGAGTGATGAGGGGTTGTGCAGCGCTCTGAGGACGCGCTGTAAACCACGTGTGCGTGGCAGGTGCAACCTGCTCTTTTGTGTCTAAAGATTTAACTTTAGCTCTATGCGTTTGAGTTGGCGGTTCGGGTATAACTTCGAACTCCACCTCATCCTCGTTCGAAATATTTTCTTTATTAGAAAGCGGGATAAGTTGATTTCCGTGAGTTAACACAGATAACTTAAAGTCTGGTCCGCCTGCTATAAAGACATTTAACGTAATCGAGATTGGGGTGTTGTTCGGAGCTACCAGAGGGTTAAGTACGATAATTCGCAAATAACCTAGTGAATCATCCTGCGATGGCACGTTCGAAGATGGAACATACAAATACGGGGTTATGCTCACAAAAGGAACCGTGAACTCAAGCTCATTGGAGCCTTGGTTTATCTCGAAGGCAATGCCATATTGCGAAGTGGCATCGTTGATTGAGGGCGATGGTAATGGTGTGAAATTGCCATAGTTAAAATCAAAAAATATCTTACCTGTTTGGAAAGACGTTGAAACTACCTGAACTTTGAAGTTGAGTGAACCACTCCAAAATTTATGGATCGCAGCTAAGTAAGAGAGCAGTGGAATTTGCGTCACTACTTTGTTAGTTAGCTGAGATGGAAAGGGATTCATTGGAAAATATGCCAATGTTTTCCCCTTGACATCGGTAGTTGTCATCGTCGTTGAACCCAGGTAAGAATACTTTTTCTGGAGATGTGAAAACTCACATTCATCCAGAGCTGTAGCGAACGTTTCAGTCGTACAGGGATTTACTAACTCTGGATAAATCATCAACTTATCAATAACCTCTGAACCTTTCGCAAAGTTCATCCTTCCTGTAGACACAATAGTTTGTGGATTGTTGATTCTTGGGTCAGTTGGTTTGTCAAGTGAAAGCATGGATCGTCCTATATTGACAACGTCGCCTATAATTTTATCCGGCATGACGCTATCTACTATTTTATCGAATATTCCGCCTACAGCATGTGATATGGATTGAGGTCGTGCTGTAAACATCGTATTGGCCGGATTTCTTGGAACTTTGAATTTATTATCTAAAAACTGAGTAAAAAGTGACACTGAGGACGTGTCGGAGGCAGAGGATGCGAGTTCTAGTCGATTGAAAACAACTAAGTACACGTACCCAAGCGAATTTAGTGGTGAAGCTGCATCAAATTGAGTCACATCGAGATATGACTGCGGAGAATTGTAAACAATCTCCATTTCTGCGCAAGTGTTTGTATTTGCATACAAATAGCATACTTGATTAAGTGACAGCGCAGAAAAATTTTTCACCACGTCGTCCGCTTGAGCACCTGTAACCAGTGGAACAAAAACCAGAGCTAGCATTCCTTGAGAAAGTGGAGTTGATGTGACTTGAGCCATAATTTTTATATTGCCGCGCCAAAATTGAAAACTTGCGAAGGGCGCTGCTGTTATAGAATTAATAATAAGATCCTGAGGTACTCGTAATTTCTTTAAAACCGTGTGTGATGTCGCTGTTGTCGTCCATGGATATGTGTCGAGAAAAGAAAATCGCTCAACCATATTGGATAGAGTCCATGGTTTTTCCTGAATTGTGTTGTCTGCTTCTTCTGAGTTTGGAACATAGCCTTCGCGCGTGGATTTGGAAGTTGTTGGGCGAGTGGCTAATGTAACTCCTAGCATTGATTGTTGATCGAAAATTTGCGTTGACTGAAATTGGACTGAAATAACTCTCTCGTTGTTAATTGTGGAAAAATTCATCTTGATATCAAGATACTATGTGTTAATGACACATAAAACATCTTAGTTAAACTAACCTCGCCAAGTAATGGTCAGACATGCATGTTGATTTGCACGTAGCCAATAAACAAATAAAAATAGATAAGATAAATAAAATTTTAAATTAAATATAACAAAATAAATAAATAATAGTTTTAGGTCATTACGGACCATTTAAATAAACATATCAGAATTAACAACTAAAATGGTATCAATAAATAATTAAAATAAACGAATTAAGAAAGTTCTAAATAATCTCCATATAAGTTTTTATTATACAGATCAACTAACAATGGTTCTTTCAAAAAAATAACATCAATTTCGCTTTCAGCTAATTTGTTCTGTAACTTGCTCATAAAATTTTCATATAAATTAAAATTGTGTAAAAATGCTTCTCGCTGAAAATTTTTTGATTTTTCAACTGTAAGTTCTAAGTTTCTAAAATCATCCTTAACATAATTCAATGTGCTGCACATTGATCTAATTTCTAATGGTGCTACAATAGTGTGTAATAAATAATGTTGCGAAAAATTGCGTTTCAAAAAAGTACAATTAAAAAGTGATTGCGTTTTGTATTTAAATTCTCCTTTATCAGCTGGTGTAAAACCTATCCCTAACAGATCCATAACACCCTTATATGATTGTGCATTAAACCACGAGCTTATTTCTTCTTTGACAGAGACTAATTTGTCGTCTCCGTAGACGTGGTCGATAATATTATTTAAAAAATCTGAAACTAAAACTTGAGAATTTAACCCAAACGGGTTATTTTTTTTAACTAAATAAGAATAAACATAAGCTGTGTACATTTTGTTAATTAACGAATTGAAAAATGATGTCACAGCGATACCTGATGGTAAACCATGACTTTTAATATGAACAACATCTAAAGTGATAAGTGGCGTGCTAATGATAATTTCTAACAATAAATCTAAAACTTTTAAAATCTCTAAATCTGAATATGAATTGCCTGTTATTTCTAATAATAAAACTTTAACTTTTGATACTTGTCCAGTTGCAATAAACCACTTCTTAACTATTTTGTTTAAAAATCTCTGAAATTGAGCTAACATATTTTTATCCCATTTGGCGTAATCTCCGTCGAAAGTAAAATTGTCTGTATTATTTAAGTTTAAATGTTGTCTAGCTAATCTATTCCAATCTTTCCCTAGAGGATTTATACCCACCATAATTCCATTTTTCCATTTTTCTGCCATAATATTAGAAAAAAATCTACCTAAAAATATTCTATATAAAACAGTTAATGTTAGATTACCACAAGAAAAAACTCGTGGTTTTTTGATTTCTCCTTCTTCATTAATATTGCGTAGTTCATCCTTAAGTAAATTGTTAAAATATATATCATAATTAAAAGTGTTGTTAATTGCATCCGAAATAAATTTAATAATAAAAGGTAACAAATTGGCCGTTATTTTCCCTTGTTCATAATCTAAATAATCTTGTTTTTTTCCATTTAAGCCATAGCCTACTGATGTTTTTGGATCAATTCTATTCATATTTTCATCTCCTAAAATCACATTTCGTTCATCAAATTTCCCTAACCTATCATCTGGTAATATATTTTCCATAACTTCTTCTACAAACATCATATGCGTTAAATCTACTTCTACTGCTGGTAAAAATTGTTCTTTCATCATATCTAACATACTCTTTTTATTCGCATAAGTTTGCAGCTCTGCTGGTTTTCTCTCAACTGGAAATATACCATGTATTAATGATTCACTAAATGTTGATTTTGTTGGAACATCCGAATATACTT